TGGCATGGAAACAGGGCGAACCACCTGAATCTGTTAAGTGCTGTACCTATAACGCCAATAAGATTAAAGCCTTCAGTATTCTTGAGGGGTGGCGAAAGATAGAGACAACCAGCCCAAAGACGCACGCCTTTGCAATGAATGTTGGACTCAATTCACCAGACCATGTGACCATAGATAAGTGGATGATTCGCGCCTGTATCGTTCGCGCCTATGATGGTATTGTGCCGACCGTCGAAACCATAACCCCCAAGCAATATCGAAGGGTCGAAGCCATAACGGTTCAACTGGCACACGCATGGGGGTTGACGGGGTACCAATTACAGGCCATAATATGGGTCACCATCAAAGCACATTGGGGAAGATAAGATGATTACACGAAAGATTGGCACGGCACGAAGAAACAAGGCACGACTTTGGATTGAAGGCTCACTGCTACAAGACAATGGATTCACCAAAGGCGTTAAGTGGACCGCTGAACCGTGGGAAGTACAGGGGAATCGCACGGGTACACGAAAAGCACTGGCACTAATCCTCGATGTTGATGGTAAGCGAACGGTATCGGGTACACCAACGCGCCCCATCATAGATATCGTGGGCAAACTCATAGCGGACAACCTCGCATGTAACACGGTCGAGATCAAGGTTATGTCGCGAGGTCGCCTATTGGTAACTCAACTCGATTAGAGCCTAGGGTATTAACCCTCGCATCACTGGGGTTAATGCCATATGCTTTATCAACGAAAGGAGAATAAGATGGATAGATTACAGTTATACATAAGAGAATATGCATTGGTATATCTTGACAAGTTGGACCACGAGCCAGAACTAGCACGCGCATATCTACAACGAACGATGGACCGCATACCGGCCTCATGGGTTGAACCCTTGATGGCTCAGATCGCCATCTATCAGAACGACGAACTAACAACCGAGGAGAAGTAAACATGAAGAATCTAATGGGAAAGACTAGAACGATTGATAACCCCTACGAAACATATACCGCGAACAATTGGACATGGAAAGTTCTAAAGAAGTATCAGGCGGATGATAACAAACCGTTCGCACGTTGGTTGTGTGCCGTATCCAGTCCATATACCCATGGCGGCTATGACATGGGCGATGTTTATGCGAAAGAAGTGCTACAGTCAGCACGAAAGGTGGATGTATCATGATTAGAATTATCTTAATGTCGATCATGTATGTGATCATATGCTCCGCATTCGCCCTGACGCTACTCAATCAGCTAACGTAATGACCTGGACTAGGGGATAGTAACCGTGAAAAAACAACAACGAAGACACACGCGCACCGCGCACCGTCTAAACCGCGCCCTTCGGTGGGCTTTAAGAGGAATGGTACAATGCAACCTAAAATAGTTATATCGTTATACGACTACACCGGCGAAATGGTGCGACCATGGGCAGAGAATGGCTACGAATGCCATATTCTGGACATTCAACACACGCCACTACAGAACAACGTCGAACACTTCGGCGGCGGGGGTTCAATTCACAAGATACACGCGGATTTACACGATGATCTCTATAATTGGATGAACATCTATGAATCACTCGCGCATAACGTACAGATAGTCTTCGGCTTCCCCGTCTGCACCGATCTGGCGGTGTCAGGGGCGGCTCACTTCGCAAAGAAAGCGAAGGTCGACCCCTTGTTTCAACGCAAGGCCGCAACGCACGCCAAAAACGTGGCAACCTTCGCAAAACTACTGGGCGTCCCGTACATGGTTGAACAGCCGGTATCAGTCTTAGCAACCCTATGGTGCAAGCCCACATTCTACTTCCACCCCTATGAATTCGGTGGGTATATTCCAGAAGATGAGGCGGAACATCCCACGTATCCCACGTATATAGCCCCTAGGGATGCGTACAGCAAGAAGACTAGCATATGGTCAGGTAATGGGTTCGTGCAGCCAGACCCCCTTCCAGTGCCTTGTGAGTCATATGGTAATTCAACCCAACATGCCAAATTAGGTGGCAAATCAGACAAAACTAAGAACATTCGCAGCGCAACGCCACGTGGATTCGCCCGTGCCGTCTATGAATCTAACAAGGGATAACATCATGTCATTAACACGCACAGCACCACCAAGTGAGATCAACATCAAGGTATCACCAACCGAGAACCTCATAACCGAGCGACTAACGGGGTTCAATACCGACCAAGCTAGGGCGGTCGTGTGGCAAGCCTTAGAAGCCCACGAATTCAACGATCACGACTGGGACGAGATATGCACCGCGATGGCGTGGTTAGAGTAACTTGCAATTGAACCGAGGGTATGTTATAGTACCCTCACATTAACCGGAGAAACGTATGTTATATACAATAGAAGTAGAACGGAACGAAACAATGGTAGAGATTGACCTGGATGTGGAGTTAAGGTATCACAAGGAATTCAGGGGCGGTCGTGATGAGCCTAGCGAGGACGCGTGGAACGAGATCATAGGGGTACTAGATGATGAGGGCTACAGCATCATGGACAACCTGAGTGCTGCGGAGTTACAGGATATCTTTTGGGAAGCACAGTCGATAATTGATAGGAGAGAGCTATGAATACAAGTGAAGCACGAAAGTTATGGGCGGAAGCATTGGAGTCGGGGGAGTATGAGCAGACCACCGAATGGTTACAAGGGGACGGGGGCTTCTGCTGTCTGGGAGTGGCGTGTGAAGTTGCCGAAGAGTGCGGCATCAGGGTAACTAGAGAGTGGGATACCGACGAACTCGACGGGTCCGATCTCAGTGACCAACCTGACGTTCAGGAATGGCTGGGGCTGACGGGCGAGAGTGGTTCATTTAAGATACCCCCATATAGAACCAGCAATCCCAACCGTATCAGCACGAGCCTAGTAAAACTAAATGATGAGGGCAACACAACCTTCGCTGAACTAGCCGCGATCATACGGGCAGAACCAAAGGGGCTATTCAATGAGTGATAAACGAGAGGGTAAGATAAACGAACTGGTCAACTGTGAACTGGACCAGATGTTGGTAGTTGACATGATAGACCTGGTTGGTTTGATGTTCTATGATGATCTACAGGAGCTAGACGACAATGCGATAGATGAATTGCATCGGACCATGCTAATTGAAACTAACCAGAGGGTACACTAATGAGATGCAAGGCTTGTGATGCAGAACTAAACGACTCCGAGGCAACGCGTAAGGATGAGGACAATACCTTCGTTGATCTATGCTATGATTGTCTAACGATCAGTAATACAACCATATATGAGGACAAAGAAGCAGACAAATGGGACATGGACGTAGGATTAACACCCCATAGTGTAAAATATACTTGACATTGACCCCCAAAGTGTGATATACTGTACACTTAAGTAACACAGAAAGAGAAACATCAAGATAAATAACTAATATGAACTACTTAAGACCACTTAGGTAGTAACAACCGGAGAAGTACAATGAGTAAAGAGATAAACCAAAGCAGTCTTGTGGTAGAAGGAGTAAACCTAGATGATCATCCTGATTATGTCGATTCTTACCTGTCGTATGGTGAGTACATGGATGGTTCACCAATAAGTGAGGATGACCTGGCTGACATGGGAGACGTCGCACAAAGCATGGCATTTGAATCACTCTATTAAGGAGTTGTAGTTAGAGTTAAACCGTGGTATAATGTAAGTTCACAACAATAGGAAACATAATATGAGTACAGTAGCAAAGAAAGATGGACCCCCATATTACACGAATGGCACAGCAGTGTTCGTAAACATCATCAAGAAGGATGTCTACATGGGTCAGGAGTCGAAGACATGGGACATCACGTTGACCCTCGACGAAGGTGAAGAGGATCTCCTCGCGAAGCATGGGATTCTCGTGAAGCCCTACAAGGATACCCTACAACGTGAGTTTAGGACTCAGTTCTCGCTTGCCGGTAAGGTCAAGATGGGTCCGGATGATAACATCAAACCGATTGATCCCGCCCTGTTGACCTACGGTGCTAAGATCCGCATCAAGTGGATTCCTGGGGTAGACTATCCACCGCATGGTGTGCCGGCCCTCATGGAAGCGGTGCGCGTGTTTCAACTGAATGAAGGGGCTGGCTCGGATGAGGCCGACGATGAGTTCTAGGTAGGTAGCCATGTAAACCAACGGACACGGACGTCCACAACTGGAGTAAGATATGAGAGAACAATTGGAACAACTAAAGACGAACCACGCGGTATTCTGGTTCGACAACATGTATGGGGCATCGGTGGTTAAGGACGAACCAGAGGCATACTGCAAGGAAGGATTCCCCTACGAGATCGCGGTGATCAACAAGCGTGGTGAGATTGACTTCACGACACCCCTAACGGATGATGTCTTTGGTTACCTCACGCTCGGTCAGGCCGTTGAAACACTTGAGGCAATCGCCAACCTATGAGACAGGAAAGTAACAGTAACTTTGTGAGGCATGAGCCTTGCGACACGTGTGGTAGCAAGGATAACCTATCACGATATGATGACGGACATGGGTACTGCCACGGGTGTGGTGCATATGAACATGGGACAGGAGAAGTAAAGATGGCATTAGAAGATCCAAAGGTAACAAAGAGAGCAGAACTAACGGGTACGGTCACCGGCATTCGGGATCGAAGGATATCACTAGAGACATGTAAGAAGTATGGGGTGACCACCGAGTGCGCCTCTGGTACTAGTGACATAACGAAGCACCACTATCCCTACTTCAACAACGATGGGGATTTGGTCGCGGTCAAGACACGATCGGTCGCGGACAAGGCATTCTACTCGACGGGTAGCATCAGGGGTGCCGGCCTCTTTGGTCAACACCTATTCAAACCAGAAGGTAAGTACATCACCCTAGTTGAAGGGGAGCTTGACGCCCTGAGTGCCTATGAGATGCTCGGTAGTCGCTGGCCCGTGGTCAGTGTCAGCAATGGTGCGAACGGTGCTAAGGCTTCGGTACAGGCATCCCTTGAGTACCTTGAGGGCTTCGAGAATGTGGTCCTATGCTTTGACATGGATGAGGCCGGACGTAAGGCAGCTAGGGAATGTGCCGAGGTTCTATCACCCAACAAGGCACGCATAGTTAAGCTTGAGGATTACAAGGATGCGTCCGAGTATCTAGTTGCAAACAAGTTGAAGGACTTTAGTAGCCAGTGGTGGAACGCAAGCCCCTTCGTAATGACGGGTGTCATAACATTGGCTGATGCATGGGAGAACTTCATTGCCCGTGGTAAGCAGGAGATCATAGCATTTCCACCGGCATTCGGGATGTTGAACACCATGCTTAACGGGGGTATCGCTGGTGGTGAGATCACGGTGCTGGGTGCATTGACCAGCGTTGGTAAGACCACCATGGTTAACGAGATAACCTATGAGTTCTGGAAGAATACGGATATTCGCATTGGGTGTGCCTTCCTTGAGGCCGACAGTGGTGAGGCCGTCGAGAATCTACTGACGATACACACCGAGAATAACCTAGCACTGGAGAACCGAGACAACATTGACTACGATGCCCTAAAGACTGACATCATCACGGACGGTAGGATATTCCTATTGGACCACCGAGGTGCGATTGGTGCGGATGAGTTGTTCCTCAAGTTACGTTCGATGGTCAAGGGCAATGGTGTACAGGTGTTAATCATTGACCCACTACAGGCCGCCGTGGTTGCCAACAACAATGAGGTAATCGATGACTTCATGGATAGACTACTCAAGTTAGCAAAGGAGACGGGGGTATCAATCATCGTGGTTAGTCACATGAAGAAGCCCTCGATGAACAGTCCCCACAATGTATCTGAGTATGATCTGAAGGGGTCAGGAAGCATCAATCAGATCGCATTCAATACCATACTGCTATCACGCGACAAGATGGCTGAGGATGAGTACGCGAAGAATAGCACGATGGTCCAAGTGGTCAAGTGTAGACGAACGGGCATGACTGGCCTGGCTGGTTGGTTGCACTACGATCACTACACCGGACGACTGGAGAAGGGTAAACCACCGGAGCAGTACGAGGCCGAGAATAGTTCGGAGGAATTCTAGGGATGAAACGAATGGTACTGGACATTGAGACTGACGGGCTTGACCCAACGGTTGTCTGGTGTGCCGTCTTCACGGACGTTGATACCGGAGAGTACGTTGCTCAGGAGATGCCCGATCACAATATGATTCAATGGATTGTCAATGCATGTGACGTAATCATTGGACACAACATGATTGGATATGATCAACCCGTGTTGGAACGACTGTTGGACATTGACTTTAGTGGTGTCAAGATTGAAGACACCCTTGTAATGTCACGCATAGCTAACCCGTCCAGAGAGGACGGTCACTCACTCAAAGCATGGGGAAAACGATTAGGATTCCCCAAAGGAGACTACAATGATTGGACTAAACTTACGCCAGAGATGGTATCTTACTGTATACAAGACACTAGAGTTACTAGGCTTCTTTATTCTCAGATGGTTGCCGAGTTGCAATCCTTTGGCAGCGAGAGTCTTGAACTGGAGTATCAAGTACAGGCTATTATATCTAAACAAACGAGGAATGGGTGGGTCTTAGATGTACGACTGGCTGAGAACCTACTGGCAGAACTGAGGGAACGACAAAACGATCTGATCGATGAGGTACTCAAGGTATTCGTACCGCTACCTACCTTCATCAAGGAGATCACACCTAAGATTAACAAGGATGGCAGCATGTCAGTTGTTGGCCTCAAGTTCCTAGGTGATGCCCTCAGTATGGTCGAGGGTAAGTTCAGTCGTGTTGATTACCCTGAGTTTAACCTAGGTTCAAGACCACAGATTGCCAAGCACCTCGCGCACTTCGGATGGGTTCCCCAGAAGTTTACACCCACCGGCAAGCCAATGGTGGATGAGATTGTCCTTAAGGATCTTAAGGGAATACCGGAAGCGGCCTTGATCTGTGAATACCTATTGGTACAAAAGAGAACTGCTCAGATACTATCGTGGGTTAACGTGGTAGCCGAGGACGGGAGAGTACATGGGTATGTGAACCCACTTGGTGCGGTCACGAATCGCATGACGCACAGCAGTCCCAATTGTGCCAACGTACCGGCAACGGGCATCGATTATGGACACGAATGTCGTAGCTGTTGGACCGTAGCTAAGGGATATAAGCTGGTGGGTATGGATGCATCAGGTCTTGAGTTGCGTATGTTGGCACACTACATGATGGATGAGGACTACACCAATGAGGTACTGAGTGGTGATATACATACCGCAAACATGCACGCAGCCGGACTGAAAACGCGTGATCAGGCCAAGACATTCATCTATGCCTACCTGTATGGTGCCGGTGATGAGAAGATAGGGTCCATCGTGGGCAAGGGAAAGATGGTGGGTCGTAAACTAAAGAAGCAGTTTCTAAAGAATACACCAGCACTGGCTGAACTGAGAGAACGAGTTGACAAGGCGTGTAAGAAGGGTTACCTCAAGGGCATTGATGGTCGTAGGATTTACATACGATCCCCACACGCGGCCTTGAATAGCCTACTACAATCCGCCGGAGCGATAGTCATGAAGAAGGCATTGGTATTACTTGATCAACAGGCGACTGACTTGGACTACAAGTTCGTGGGTAACATACACGATGAGATCCAGGTTGAGGTACGCGCGGACCAAGCCCACGACTTCGGTAAACTAGCCACGGAGTGCATGGCACAAGCTGGCGTTGAGCTAGGCTTCCGTTGTCCACTGGCGGGTGAGTACAAGGTGGGTAATAACTGGGCTGAGACACATTAACGCTTGTAACTTACCCTAAAGTATGATATACTAAAGGTATAACCAAAGGATAAACTATATGAAGAACATCGATACATTGGTAACAGACATCTACAACCTAATGAAGGACAAGGAGATCCCTTCTGAGGTTGACCTAGCGAAAGAGGTAGACCGCTTCGGTGAGAACGTGAAGACCTTGATTGGTAACATCTTCACCGAGAAGCGAGAGCAGAACCCACGGTTACGGATGAGTAACATTGGTAAGGGAGATAGATACCTCTGGAATGAGGCACAACGATTGGAAGGGGAAGAACTGACGGCACCAACATTGATCAAGTTCATGTATGGACACCTGATTGAAGAGATGCTGGTATTCCTCATCAGGACTTCGGGACATGAGGTCACGCAGGAACAGGCCGAGGTGGAGATCGAGGGCGTCAAGGGTCACATCGATTGCTTCATCGATGGTAAGTTATTCGACATCAAGAGTGCATCAACCTACGGCTTCAAGAAGTTCAAGGAAGGTACACTAAAGTATGATGATCCCTTCGGTTACATCGATCAGATCAAGGGATATGCACATGGGCTAGGTGAGGAAACCGTAGGTTGGCTGGCAATGGACAAGCAACACGGACATCTCACGACCCTACAGTATAACCTTGATGATTTACCCGAAGCACCTAGCATCGTTGACAGGATCAAACATCTGAAGACGGTGGTGGCATCGGGAGACGCACCGGAGAGATGCTTTGAGGATGTACCCGATGGTAAGAGTGGTAATCGTAAGCTATCAATCAACTGTTCATACTGTAAGTTCAAGGCGCACTGTTACCCCAACCTTAGAACCTTCGTGTACTCGACTGGTCCTAAGTACCTAACCAAGGTAATGCGTGAGCCACGGGTGTATGAACCACCGAGACAACGAGAAGGAGACGAGTTCTAATGCACATTACAGACTTTAAGGAACGACTGGCGTACTGTTGTGATCCGGAAACCTTCATTGAGATCCTGGAATTAACGATGGAAGACTTGATGGATTCATTTGAAGATAGACTGATTGATAATGCCGATAAGTTCGATGATCTATTTGACATCCGGAGTGAACATGAAGAAGTTTAACCTACCTGATTGGATCAACAAGACTGGATTTAACTTTCGGAAGAACATGGATGATCACTTAGGTTTCATCTATCAGATAGACATGAAGGATGGTGGTTTCTACATTGGTCGTAAACAATTCTGGCGTAAGGCCGGTAAGGATTGGAAACTGAACGACTGGGAAGACTATGCATCCAGCAGTAAGAACATCAAGAAAGAGATTGAGAACATTAAGAAGCGTACCATCCTAGCCGTCTTTAGTTCCAAGAGTTGTCTGCGCTATGCCGAGGCACTCGCGATACTAGGATCAGGCTCATACTGGCCCAACGAGAAGGGGATCAACTGGTCCTTCGATGGGTGCAAGGGGAAGATCAAGATGGAAGGTACGGATGAGGAACAGATGAAACTATTGTTAATACGATTTGGAGATAAGCTATGATTCACTTAACATTCACACAGCCAGAACTGGACGGGTTACCAGAGTACCCCCCGTTTGATCTACACGTTGATATCGATGACGAGAGCCTAACGTGGCTTGAACTCATGCAAGTATTCGCACGACAGTTGCCGAAGTTTGGGTACGTCATTGAGACAACAGACCTTGAACTGGCCTTGGCTGACTGCGCCATCGAATATAGAGGTAAGGCCATGAACCCCAAAAGGAAGGATGATCATGAGGAATGGGTTGACAACTACGTTCCGAGGAATGCCATATGAATACGATAGATAGGCTAGTGAGGGATCATCAAGATGTCTGGAGTCCAGCCGATAGTCCTTGGAACACCCCCGTTAGCGGTGGTTCAACGCCGGAGCAGTATGGTATACCGGCGGATGCCGAGGAGTTACAGGACTTGATTGAGTATCGTGAGATGTCCTTCGCATTGGGTAACATCTTCAAGGCGTGCTACCGACTGGGACTCAAGGACTCCACCGATGTCATGTATGACTTGCAAAAGATGAAGTGGTTTACCGAAAGATTGATTGCACAGGAGTTGGGCAAGTGAGTACCTTTGAACAAGAGGCAGCCAAGGTCATATCGTGGGCATTAGACAAGGGGATCTTGAGTGGATCTACCGCACTACGTCAGCATGGCAAGATGGTTGAAGAGGTCTACGAGTTGAAACATGCGATCAACAAGAAGGAGAAGGTATTGGTATCTGATGAGCTTGGGGATGTACTGGTGACGACGATCGTACAGGCACAGATGTGGGGACTGGATGTAACTAGGTGCCTAGCCGATGCGGTGGCAAAGATAACAAAGAGAGATGGACAACTAATCGACGGCGTGTTCGTCAAGAGTGAGGACTTAGTATGAACGAATATCAGAACTTCATAGCACTATCCAGGTATGCCCGTTGGCTACCTGACGATAACAGACGAGAGAACTGGAGTGAGACGGTCAGTAGATACATGGATTACTTTCAGACAAAGTACACCGACGTCCTCACGGATGCGGTCTACAAGGAGCTACATGGGGCCATCAAAGACCTAAAGGTAATGCCATCCATGCGTTCACTGATGTGCGCTGGTGAGGCACTGGAGCGTGACAACGTGGCTGGTTTCAACTGTAGTTACCTAGCGATGAACCGAGTCAGGGCATTCGATGAACTCATGTACATCCTGATGTGTGGCACCGGTGTTGGTTTCAGTTGTGAGCGTGGTGAGGTCGCCAAGTTACCGGCGGTATCGGAAGAGATGCACGAGACATCGACCACGATAGTTGTGAGTGACAGCAAGATCGGATGGGCATCGTCCTTCCGTGAGCTACTGAGTCTCCTGTGGGCTGGTAAGGTTCCACGGTGGGATATAACTAGGGTGCGCCCAGCGGGTGCGCCATTGAAAACATTTGGGGGTAGAGCTAGTGGACCTGAACCTTTGGTTAGCTTATTTAAGTATAGTGTGGATCTATTTCGTA